TGATGATGATGGTGTTATTAATGTTGATACAATCAATCTCGTTCCCGGAACTGTGATTCCAAAAGCACCAAACACACAAGGATTACAACCAATAAGATCAGCAGGTTCGTTTGATGTTGCTAATCTTGTTTTAAATGATATGAGAAATAATATTAAGAGAGCTTTGTATAATGATATGCTTGGCGACCCTAATAAAACACCTGCTTCTGCAACAGAGGTAGCAGAAAGAATGGCAGACTTATCACGAAAGATTGGTTCTGCTTTTGGAAGATTACAAGCAGAAATGGTTCAACCAGTTCTGCAAAGAGTTATATATATTTTAAAGAAACAAGGTCGTATTGAAATGCCAGTAGTAAATGGAAGAGAGGTAAAGATACGAAGTGTTTCACCACTAGCACAAGCACAATCTAATCAAGATATTGTTTCTTTGAATAGATTTTTGCAAACTGTGGCAGGTTCATTTGGACCTGAGGTGCTGAACATTTTAATTTCTTCAGAAGAGACTGCTGTGTATTTGGCAAAGAAATTTGGTGTGCCTGATAAATTAATACGAGATGCTGATGAACGACAGCAACTTGTACAAATGGCACAACAGATGCAAATGCAACAACAACAAGGAGGAATGGAGAATGTCGAAGCACTTAGGGGTTGATGGCTTTCCAAGAACAAAAGCTGTAGATGAAAAAATATCACAAGATATTTTAGCATTATTTAATACACCAAATGGCAACTCAGTCTTAGGATATTTACGATCAGTTACAACAGATATAGTAAGTGGTGGTAATATTTCAGATGGAGAACTAAGACATCTTGAGGGTCAAAGGTATATAATAGCTTTGATTGTTAAAAGAATGAATCATGCACAAAACTTAAAAAAGAAAGAAGGATAAAATGAACGAAGAAAATGTGTCAACCGAATCTGCTACCGAAGATACTACTACGCATAACGTGGACTCTTCCTCCAATTCGGTAGCAGATACCAATACAAGACCTGACTGGTTGCCTGAAAAGTTTGCTACTGCTGAGGATATGGCTAAGTCTTATGGAGAGTTAGAATCTTGGAAAGGCAAAAAAGAAGAAGATATTAGATCAGCAATGCAAGAAGAAATTGAAAAAGAAGCTTTTGCTGACAGACCTGAAACAGCAGGACATTATCAGATACCTGAATCTTTAGATGAAGCAGAAGCAGCAACAAATCCTTTACTAAAAGAATGGGCAGAATTTGCTTGGGAAAATGGTTACTCTCAAGAAGAGTTTTCACATTGGGTGAATAAGTTCGCAGGATATATGCAAGAACAAGATACTGATGTTGAAGCTATTAAAACATCATTAGGCGATAATGCTAATCAAAGAATAGAAGCTGTTCAATTATTTATGAATAAATTTTTTCCTGAAGAAATGCATGATGCAGTTGCACAACTTGGCACATCAGCAGAAGGCATTAAAGCACTTGAACATATACAAAAAGCTATGTCTGGAATTAATCCTGCTCAAGATGTAGCAACACCAAGTAAACTTACTCATGAAGATATTGCATCAAAGATGCAAGATCCACGTTACTATGATCCTGCTCGAAGAGACAAAGCTTATGTACAAGAAGTAAATGACAGTTTCAAAAAACTTTATGGGTGAAGGCATTTATGATGGATATCCCATTATAAAAGCAACAACAGATCACGTAAATTATTTACAAAATAATTTAAGAGATGCAGATGTAAGAGAGTGTATTATACATGGTGCAACTCCTTTTCGTGCATTGATGGGTGGTTTACGAGAAAAAAATAGTGAAACTTATACTGTTATGATTGATGATAATCCTGCAATCATGTTTGGTGTTAATCCTATTATGGACAATACTATAGGAAAAATATGGTTACTTGGATCATATGAAATCGAAAACCATAGTTGGAAATTCTTAAAATGGAGCAGAAAAGTTATAGATTATTTTCAAAATCAGTATTATCAACTAGAAAATGTTGTTCCTGCTGATCATATGAAAACCTTAGAATGGCTTGATTTTCTTGGGTTTGAGATATTAAACGAGCCTTTACAAGTAAATGGATTTGCAGTTTTGCGATTTGTTCGTTGCAAAGGCGATAAAATTTTGTTAAATGTAAAAGAACAGCCCTGTTACTAGCTGATAGCCCATACGGATAACTAGTTGAAGCGAAAGACGGATAACTGGAAATAGTAATGTAACTTTAATAAGGAGAACTTATAATGGCTAATACAATAGATACAGCCTTTATTAGACAGTTCGAGACAGAAGTTCACCTTGCTTATCAAAGAATGGGTAGTAAATTAAGAAATACTGTCCGTACAGTTAGTAACGTGAATGGATCTACAGTACGTTTTCAAAAGATTGGTACTGGCTCGGCTTCTACTAAATCAAGAAATGGTATGGTAACTCCAATGGAATTAGCACATACCACAGTTGATGTAACACTCAGCGACTTTTATGCTGCAGAATACATTGATAAATTAGATGAACTGAAGACTAACATAGACGAAAGACAAGCTGTAGCAACAAGTGCTGCTGCTGCTCTAGGTCGTAAGACTGATGAGATTTTGTATTCTGCTATGGATTCAGGAGCAAACTCAACACAAGTAAATGCAACAAATGCTGCAGTAGAAAAAGCAGATTTGTTAACTTTATTTGAAACTTTTGGAAGTGCAAACCTTCCTGAAGATGGTCAAAGATATATAGCAATGAATCCAAAAGGATATGCTGATTTATTTTTGATCAATGAATTTGCATCATCAGACTTTGTGGGTGAGCAAAACCTACCATTTGCAGGTGGTATGACAATGAAAGAATTTTTAGGATTTAAAATTTTTTCAACCTCAGCCGTAACTGCAGGTAAAAATATAGCGTATCATACCTCAGCAGTAGGTTTAGGTATTGGTGCAGATGTAACAACTGAACTGAATTATATACCTGAAAAGGTTGCACACTTGACAACTTCAATGATGTCAATGGGTGCTACTGTTATTGATAATAATGGTGTATACGAAGTTCTTGATAACAATACATAGGAGTAAAGAATGGCATTTGATATTTCAAATCTTACTCGTTTAGCAGGAGGATCAGGTGTAAATCTTTGGCACTATACTTCGGCTGATGCGATTGCAACTGTCAAGGCTTCAGGGTATTTTTCAGGAGAAGCTGTTAATATGATGAACCCAAGAGATGTGATTATATGTGTAGATACAAATACACCTACAACTCACATTGCTTCTGTTCTTACAAATGATGGCACAACTGTAAATACTTCACAAGGTACTGCAGTAGCAGAAACAGACTAAGGAGTAGGGGGAGCAATCCCCCTAATCTTATATGAGTACAGCAGCAAATTCGGCAATAGATATTGTTTCAAGAGCATTGGTTCTCATAGGTGCAGAACCTATTACTTCATTTACTGAGAATACAACCGAAGCACTTGTAGCAAACAATATGTATGAAGATGCTGTTCGTACAGCTTTATCTACAGCAAGATGGCGATTTGCTACACAACAAGCAACATTGGCACAATTAGCCTCTGATCCAACTGGAAGATTTGATGCAGCACATCAGCTTCCTGCTGATTTACTTGTACTGCATGCAGTAACAGTTAATGACAATCTTTTAAATTATACAGTTTATGGTGATAAAGTATTTAGTAATGCAACTGATACTGATGTTGTGATTGCTGATTACACATTTAGACAGACAGAAAGTAACTTTCCATCTTATTTTACATTAGCAGTTGAGTATTCATTAGCTTCTATCTTTGCAACAGCAATAGCAAGAAGTACTACTTTAACACAATTGATGACTGCAAAAGCAGATCAAATGATGGCAAAAGCAAGAAACTTAGATGCACAACAGCAAACAACAAGGAAACTTGCTACATCAAGATTTATAACTGATAGGAGGTCTTAATGCCAACATTGAAAGTGCCATTAAATAACTTTCAGTTTGGAGAGATAAGTCCTTCTTTAACATCAAGAACAGATACACCTTTATACAATAATGCAGCTGAACAAGTAAGAAATTTATGGATAAGAGCAGAAGGTGGAGTTAAAAGAAGAGCAGGCACAGAGTTTTATTATCAATCAATTAATTACGCTAAACCAATGTCTACAATAACATTTGACACAGCGTATAACATTGAAAATGGACATCAAATACAATTTACATTAAATGATGGAACAATTTTAACAGCACAATTTCAAGATGCTTCTTCAGATCATTCAAGAGTAGGAAATACTTTTTTCTTTAATAAAGGTGGTAGTGATTCAACAACAGCAATGAACTTTTATCAAAGAATACTTGGACTAGGTTTATATTCTTCATATGAAGCAATATCTGAATTATCAGCAGCAACAAGTATAAATTCCAATGTTGTAAGTGTATTTAGAGAAGCAAGTGGTGGTGCAAACTTAGATGTTACAACAACACATCTTTCAAAATTAAAAGCAACACCTTTTAAAATTCAACCAATCCAAGTTAGATTAGAGCCATTTATATTTTCAGATGATGAAATGTATTTAGTTGAATTGCGTAATGCTAATATAAAAGTTCATCATCTTGATCCTATAACTGGTCAAATACTTACAACAATTACACCAACTGGAGATGCGTCTTTCTTAGTCAATACAAATGATAGACCATATATTCATGAAGTAACTTATGCACAACAAGGTGATGTTATGTTTCTAGCACACCCTACATTTATGGTTCGTTTACTAACAAGAACTGGACTAACATCTTTTGAAATAAGTACATTTAATTTTGAAGTTTCATTTAGTGAACAACATATTTATCAACCTTATTTTGCAGCACAAGCAAATGGAGTTAGAGCAGAAGTTTCAAGTGGATTTACAGCAGGAGGTAACCATTCTTCTGTACCTAATCATAAAGCAGGAGTCATGAAATCAATCCTTTTAAGAACAGCACCTTCAGATGGAAATAATCTATATTATCATTTTCCTGCACCTGCTCGACAATATCAAAGTGGAAGTGATCTTTATATTAATCAAGCTGTGAAAGGAACAGTTTACCAAATAACAAATGCAGGGTCTTCTACTTCTGAAGACTTTAGAAAAATTGGTGCAGGGACTAGGTCTACTACTTTAGTATTTGAATGCACAAGTAATGGCAGTTCAGAATCATTTAGTTCTACTACTGGAAGAATAACAGAGGTAGATACGACAACATTTGTAAATCCTATTGGAACAAACTTAGAAGTACTTGGATCAAGAATTACTATTACAGGTTTACAAATAAATAATGCAGATAGTAATGGTAATAAAGCTTATCAAGCTCAAGGAACATTACATACTGATATATTGAAAACGTTACCAATTGACTCTATTACAACAAATGAAGGATCAAATGTAATTACAATTACACATGCATTACATGGTTTTGTTAGTACAGTAAATTTAGTTACTACTGGTGTTACTATAAGTGATGCAGGTGCAGTTGGAGGAATATCTGCAGCAAATATAAATGGAACAAGACAAGCTACAATTATAGATGATAACACTTATACAGTTGTTGCAGGATCAACTGCAACATCTAGTGCAATAGGTGGTGGCACTCCAAAGATTGCACAATCTGCACCGAATACACCTGAATGGGTTGAACAAAGTTATTCACCAGTATATGGATACCCAAGTGCAATAACATTTCATCAAAATAGATTATGGTTTGCAGGTACTTTAGGTCAACCTGATGGCATATGGGCAAGTAAATCAGGTAAATATTTTAATTTTGATATAGGAGATGGAGAGGATAATGATGCTCTTGATTTAACATCTAATGTAGGTGAAATAAATCAAATACTACATTTAGTATCAAATAGAGATTTGCAAGTATTTACAGCAGGTTCAGAGTTATATGTTCGTGCATCTAATAATGCAGCTATCACACCATCAAATGCTCAGATTTTAAAACAAACTCCTTTTGGTTCTGACTTTGTAAGACCTGCACCTTTTGATGGTGCAACTTTATTTATGCAAAATACTGGAACAGCTTTAAGAGAGTTTTTATTTACTGATGCTGAAAATGCTTATACTTCAGTTGCTGTTTCTGCATTAGCTCCACATTTAATAAGAAACCCAGTACAACAAACTGTTATAAAAGGCTCATTAGATCGAAGTGAAAATTATTCTTTTCTCTTAAATAGTGATGGCACTATTGCTGTATTTTATAGCGTAAGAGGTGACAAGAAAGCAGGTTGGTCTTTATGGGATACACAAGGAACATGGGCAAGTATTTGTTCTGTTAGAAATCATTTGTATGCAGTTGCTGTAAGAGATAGAGGTGATGGAACATTAAGACATTCTATTGAAAAATTTGAATCAAGTTTACCTCTTGACTACAGTACAATTAGAAGTGCAGAATCAACTGCAGGACTATTTACAAATTTGATAACCACACAATCATCATCAAAAAATGGAGTAGCTTATACAATACCAATTCAATTTGCTGTTGGAGCAACTGTTAATGCTATAAATGTAAATGATCATTTAGGTCAATTTACAGTTGCTAGTGCAAATAGTGGATCAATAGATGCGTCAAGTGCAAAGACTAATGTAAGAGATGGAATTCTAGGATTTCCTTTTTATTCGACTATCAAAACATTACCAGTAGATGCACAGTTAGCAAATGGTCCTTTGACTGGAGAACCAAGAGAAATATCAAGAGTCATAGTTGATTTTAATACAACTCTATCAGCAAATATAAAAGCTCCTACAACATTATCAACTGCAAGAGATTTAATTGTATCTGCACAAACAAGTGAACCTCAACCACAAAAAATACCTTTTACTGGTAAAAAAGAATTTAGAACTTTAGGATATGATAAAGATCCAAGAGTTATTGTTTCACAAACAGTACCTCTTGATTTACAGATTAACGGAATGATAGTAGAGGTAGCGTACTAATGGATCCATATTTAATACTAGCAGGTGCTTCTGCACTAATGAGTTATAGTGCATCTCGAAGAGCAGCAAAAGCAGCACAAAGAGAAGCAGCGTTAAAAAGAAGACAGCTTCAACAACAAATTGAAGGAGCGCAATTGGCTGCACTACAAGATCATAATAGACGTATGAGAGAGTTAGCAGTATTTCTAGGAACAAATGAAGCATTGTCAGGTATATCAGGCAGAGATAGTGGCAGTGATAGAAGTTTTAATGCAATTCAAGAAAAAGCAAAAAAAGAAGCAGCAACTGAAACAGATAGAAAATTTTTAGATCAATTACAAAAACAAGCACAACTATCACTATCTAAAACTATTGCAACAGAACAAGGTAATAATTTAGCAAAAGCTTATGAATATCAGGCTTTTGGAACTTTATTCTCTAGTGCCTTACAAGCAAAACCTTTAATGCCAAATCCTTCAACTGCAACTAAAAGCGTTCTGTCACCACAATTTAGAAAAGTTGGATATGGAAATACTTCAGGAGTATATACATAATGGTCCAATTTTTAAAAGCCAAAGACACACAATATATAAATAAACCTATAGGTGTTGTAAATGCTGACACTGGATCAAGACAAGCACAAGAACGCTTGGCAAAAGTGGCATCAAACATGGCAACACAAGGTTTTCAAAAAGCTATTACTAATCAAAAATTATTAGGAGAACAAGAAGGTCGTAATTTAGAAATTGATATTAGAGATAGTAATGGCTTACTTGGATTTAAAGAATTACCTTCAACATTAAGTGATATAGCGAGAGCAAGTGCAGAACCAATTGTAAGACAAAGATATGGTGAAGCATTAAAGGTAGATGTATTTAATATAATTGGTGAAATAAAAACAAATTCTAAAACTTCTGCTGAGTTCAAAGAAAAGGTAGAAACCCAAATGGGTCAATACGTTCAAGAAATAAGTAAACTTGGTGGTGGTGAATATGAAAATCTAATTACAAATGATATAGCTAAAATAAGTTCACAGTATTTTAATGATATGGCTACTGATGAATTTAAAAAAGCTCAGGTAATAGCAGCTAAAAATAAACAAATTATAATAACTACAAGTCGTAATGATTATATTACTGCAACTGCTCAACTTGTTAAAACTGGATCAAAAAATATACAACAATTAATTAAAGATTTTGAAGATTCAAAAGTACTTAGAGATAAATTAATTCAAGAAAATCAAAGTAATTTAACAGTCAATAATCAAAATCCTGCTATATTTTCTGCTGAAAATAGAAAACTTGGAGCAGCACCTGCAATTGGTTTAGTAAGAGGATTGCTTAAAAATAAATCAGAAGAAGAAATAAGAGATATTAGAGCAGCAATTAATGGCAATCAAGATGTTACATTAAAACCATTTGATCAAAAGATAGTAGATTTAATTAAAAAAGAAAAAAAGAATGATCAGGTACTAGCTGAAATTCAAAATACACTTACTCCAGTTGCACAAGATAATGCTGTAGCAAGAGCAAAACGAAATAATGATGATAGGATTCAAGCAAAAAGAGAAAAAGAAAGTTTGCCAAATGAGAATCCTTTAGCAAACGCATATTATAATCAAGAGAGAGACAATTATAATAATACTGGAGAATCTATTGGTGATGATATTGCTAATTCAGAAACTCTTTCTGCTGAAAACATAGCAAAAATAAATGAGATTATGTCAAAAATAAATAGTTCAATTGATTATAAAATTGTTGATTATAATGGACAAAAGATTGGCTATAAACTTTCCAGAGATGATGTAAATAAAACACAATCATCATTTTTAAACAAAATTGCACAACGTATGATTGCTAAAGACAATTTGTTTGAAACATCAGGAGAACAAGAAAACTTAATAACTTATATTATGACTGGTCAAAAAAGTAGGTTAAGTGAAAAGCAAATTGAAGTTGGAGATAGAATAAATAAACTTTTTGATAATATTAGAGTTACAGCAGAAGATTTAGAATTTGGTGTAGATAAAAAATATTTCAAAGATAAATTAGTTATTAACTCAACATACTTAAGTAACTTATCTTTAAAAGCAGAAGAAAATAATAAAAAAGTTAAAGGATTAGAAAAGAATAATAAAGCAGCAACTGGTGGTTGGTTTCAAAATTCAAAAAAAAATAGACAAGATTTAGATGACTATCATTTTCCTAATGGTGATGGTGAAAATTATTTTATGTTTAAACATGCAGAAGATTTAGAAGATGAAGATGAAACAGCAGAAAAAGACAAAGCACTTGAAATAGTTCAACAATTAGAAAATGGTGCTATACCACAATCATTAATGAATATATTTACAAGATCAGTTTCAGGAAATGTGACAGCAGGATATGTAGATACTGCTTTAAATTATTTTAATAAACTTACAAATGTTTCAAAATCAGGTGGGTACATTGATGTGTTAAAAGATGTGCTATCTGAAGATGTTTATAATAAATTATCTATAGCAAGTACAGTAATACCTTTATATAAAGGCGAACCTGCTTTTGGCATTCAAATTAAAGAAGGTATGCAAGGTGTTGATAGTGGTCAGATAATGCAGAAGATAATTGAAACAGAACAAACAATGGATAAAGAAAAAGATTTTTTTAAAAAGAAATTAGAAATTTTAGCAGATGGTGATGTTTCTATAAAAAATTCTTTTGATCTTTTATCAGCTAAATATGAATTTAATGTTAAAGAAGCAAACGAAATTTCACCAGTAATGGACATAATGATTTCAATGGGTTTAGATAAAGAAACAATTAAAACACATATGGAAACAATAAGAGATAATTTATATCCAACTGGAGAGGGAACAGTCATTGATATAAGAGGTAGTACAAAAGAAGTAACTCGTAGTCGTTATAGTTTTTTACGTATGATAAAAGACCCAGTTAATAGAACCAAAGTAAGAATGGTAATTTCACAAGAGTTGCAAAAGTACAAACCAAAAAGAAAAGAAACAGATAAAGAAAAATCATTTTATTTAAATTGGCAACCAACACAAGCAGAAAAAAGTTTAATGATAAGAACTGGTAGTGGTTTAAAAGATTTAAGAGATTTGGGAATTAAAGAAGATGAGCAAGTTGCAGTATTTTTACACCCAGATCCTCAAGGACCTGATGATGGTAACGTTATGTATCAAGCTTTTTACAAAGATTATACTGGTAATTTTAGTCCAGTTACTAATGAAAATGGAAATGCAGTAGTGTTTTTTTTAAATGATTTATTACAAAGAGTTGATCCTGATTATGATGAAGATTTATAATGGCTAATTTTAATTTATTTGATACACATGTAAATACTTATTCTCCAACAAGAGGACTATCAACTTCTCGTGAAATTGCTGCAGGATTACAAAGAAGTGCAGGTATTGTGCAACCTGATGCACCAATTGATGTAGATTTTGGAGATACATTAAGTGCAAGTTTAGGTTATGCCTATTCACCTTTATTAGATTATTTGACTAGCTTAAACTTTTCAGAAGAAGATAGAGATCAAAATTATAATCCTTTTGATGACATGGAAGGATTTGAAGGACATGAAGATTATCTTAAAGATGCAGTCAATAAAGAACATATGGAAGTTTTAAAGACTCATATTAGAAATAATATGGAACGCAGAAAGATATTACA